CTGGCCATCGACCTCGATGCGGCCCTCGACGATGTCGGCGAAGGTGTTGGAGCCGACCACCGCCTCGCCGCTCATGTTGGCCTTGAGATTGAAGCTGAGCCCGGTGAGGAGCGCGACCGCCACGCCCTGCACGACCAGGATGCCGTTGACCGCGGCGAGGATGCCGGTCGTGGTCTCCGCGGTCGGGGCGGTGAAGTATTGCGCGCCGGCGGTGACGATGTCCTTGCCGAGGAAGTCGAAGTCGACGTTGGTCATGCCGGTGGGCGGCAGCTGGATGCCCATCTGCGCGATCTTGCAGCCGCTGAACACCTCGGACAGCGTCAGGTCGGAATAGAAGTGCTCGATCGAGTAGCTGAGGTCGGTGAAGCCCGAGCTCGGCACGAAGGCCTTCTTGCCGATGACGGTGAAGGTCGAGGTGGCGATCGGCCCCTCGGCGACCAGCGCCACGCCGTTCAGCGGCATCACGGTCAGGTTAGCCGCGGTGATGGCGGTGATGAACAGGTTCTTGTTGATGTTGGCCGCGTTGAAAACGCCGACGGAAAGCCGGCCGACGTTGCCGAGCTTGACACCGTCGGTGATCCAGGAGCCGGCGGCGCGCGCCACCGTGTAGGTGGGACCCGTGCCGGAGATGGTGATCGAGGCGTTGGTGATCGCCGTCACCGCGGCGAACGCCTGGCGCACCGCCGCGGCCATGAAGTCCTTGTAGGTGCCGGGCGAGAGCTCGCCGGAGACGGTGCCGTTGACGGAGCGCACCCCGTGCCGGAAGTCGGCGACCTGGTAGTCGCTGCGGATCTCCTGCGACTGGTAGGTCTGCTTCTTGAGGTTGAGCGTGCTCTTGACGCGGCGCAGCGCCTGCGCGCTGCCGGCCGCGGGGACGGTGCCCCAGGTGGCCTCGACCTTGTAGGTGACGCGTTTGGCTACGCCTGCGGCGATGGTCATTGCAAGAACTCCTTGGAGGAAACCGAGGAGGGCAATGACCGCCGTGGCCGTCAGGCGCTGGCGATCGCGTGCTCGGACTGTTGGGTTAGATCGTTACTGCGTCTTGTGGGCCTTCAGCCATTCTTCCCATGCGGTGATCACGCCCTTGAAGAGGCGGATCAGGGATTCGTGCAGGCGCTGCGTCGCCGGCGTCACAGCGCGATGTCAGGCGAACCGATCGCCGTGACGTAATAGACGGCGAACGTCATGCGCGCGAGGATGCGCGGCTTCTCGCCGCGGGCGTCGTCCTCGATCTCGATGCGGCGGATGTCCACCGACTTGGCGCCGGTAAGACCGCCGGCGATCGCCACTTCGGCAAGCTTGATGAGATCGTAGGCATCGTCCTCGAAGGTGGCGTTCTTTTTCTGGATCGCCTCTACCACCAGCTCGGCACTGCGCTCGTACAAGCGATTGACGCCGAGCGAGCTCACGGTGATGTCGTCAGTGCGCACGCGCAACCGGTAGGCCGGCAGCTCCGCGTCGAGCAGTGGCTCGTCGTCGGAGCGGTTGACGAAGGCCTGCGTCGTCTGGCTGGCGGCGGTGGTGAGGCCGTTGAGCGCGCTCTTTGCCGCGTCGCGGATCTGGCGCAGGACATGGTTCGCCATTACGGCTTCTCCAACTGAATGCGAAGGATCGCGCCGTCGTCGAGCGGCTCCTCGTTGATGCAGCGGTAGACGACGCCGGCGATCGTCAGCGTGTCGGCGTTGGAGAAGCTCGGAATATCCGTGGCCTTGATCAGGACGTTCGGATTGGTGCCGGCGATGCCCAGGCGCGTCTCGTCGGGATTGTCGAAGATGACGTTCACCGTCACGCCTCCGCCAATGCCGCCCGCCTTGTAGGTCGCCGCGGTCGCGAAATCGGCCGTCTGGAAAAAGACGGTCAGGTCTTCGGTGAGCGGCATGGCTCAGGGCTTGAAGAGGCCCTTGGCCACGTCGGCAATCTTCTTCGCCGCCTTGCCGGCGAGCTTTGCCGGGCGGCTCGGTTCCTCGATTTCGTCGACGCGCACGGCGATGCCGGCCTTCACCAGCGTCTCCATGTCGGCATAGAAGCCCTGCTCGAGCACAGTGCCGGCGCTATAGGCGCGCCAGGATTCGACCAGGCGCACCTTGGTTCCTTGGGGATAGCTCATCTCCACACCTCGTCGGGCGGACCTTGCTTGATGAAATCGCGCGGCGACTGGTAGGTCGTCTCGAGATTGACATCCGGCCAGCGCACCGCGAGATCGCAGTGACCAACCGGCACGCGGCAGGCGAGATAGGCCGAAAACCCGGCCTTTTCCCATTGTTTCCAGAACCAGATGTCCTCATGGATCGAGCCAGGACCCCAGCCGCCCTTCTCGTCCGGCTCCTCGTTGAACCAAGGCTTCGGCAGGGCGCGGATCTTCTCCGCGCGCAGCAGCGTGCAGCCGAAGTGGGCGGTGCGCACCTTGAGCAGCTCCTGGTCGAATTCCTCGCGCTTCAGCCGCGCGCGGTTCATGCCGGGCGTACCCGATGCGACCGTCAGCATCGGCATGCTGTGGTGCCGCGATGCCTGGATCGGCGCGATCGCGTCAGCCTCGGGGTGGCGGCTCGCGACGTCGATCAGCGCGTCCAGCTGTGCACCGGTGAAGACCGTGTCGTAATCGAGCGCGAGCAGCCATTCCGGCCGGTCGCTATCCAGCGCGGTCTCGAAGGCCTGCGTCAGCTTGATGCCCCAGAAGACGCCCTGCGAGCGGCGGAACTGGATGCCGCGCTTCGCGCACTGGTCGTACATCACCCCCCAGAAATCATTGAATCCCAGGCGCGGCATCGATGCCACCGCCGAGATCCTCGGCCGCGGTCCGGGCTTGCTCGCCGCCAGGTTGAGCGATACCGGCAGCGCGGCGCAGTCCTCGATCTCGCTCGTCCAGTCGCGCACTCCGACCAGCCCGACCGCTCCGAGCAGGCGCGAGAGAAGGTCGCGGCCGAAGAGAGCGCGGTGGAAGTCGCGCTCGTTCGTCTGCCCGCCCATGACGTAGCCCTGGGCATTGACGTCCTCGCCGGCGAGGTATTGCTCGGCGACCCACTGGAAGTTCGGCACCGCGACCCGCAGCACCCCGCCCGGCTTGAGCACTCGCGCCCAGTCGGCCAGCACCGCCTGCACCTGGCCATGGGGGAAGTGCTCGAGCACATGGCTGGCGCGGATCTCGTCAACAGAGCCGGCTTCATCCGGCAGCGGAAAGAGCGAGTCGCCCTTCGCGCCGTCTCGCGGCTCGAAGCCGTCGATGACGGTGCTGCCGGCACCCAGATTGAGCCGCCTCACTGTGGCACCACCAGAACACCCAGAAGATGCGCTCCGAGACGCTCCTCCTCTGTCCTTACATCTTGGACAAAGGAATCTGCATAACGCCTTTCTTCGCTGGCGCGCCAACGCAAGATTTCGTTGAGCGTGATGCGCCCAATGCCTGGTTGCTTAAATAGGTCGTTCTCCGTCGCCGACAACACGTCTGCGAGGCACGCATATCCTGCCCTCAGCAGACAGTTGGCGGCCCGTTTCGACAGCCCGCAAGTCCAAACTGGATGCGTCTTCGGCATCGTCTTCTCCTGTCAAGAACTCCTGAGATTTGAAGGCAGCGGCAGCTGGTCAGGAAACCAGCGTTCGGGGATGACCCTAGCCGCGCCTTTTCCGCGTGATTTCTCTCATTAACTCTTCGAGCCGATCGATCTCAGCTGCCGTCGGCTTGGGGGCATCGATGTGAAAGATTTCCCCGCGCCCGTCACCAAGCTGCTCGAAGAATCCGCCCTGGACGCGCGTTAGTTCTTGCTCCCACGCCCATACCTCGATTCGTTCCAGCCAGTCGTAAAACTCCATCTGTTCGTTCCTTTTTCGAGAGGTCCGTGCAGGCGTCTGGAAAAAGGAACGGGCCCCGAAAGGGCCCGCTCCGAGGACTGGCGAAGTGCTTTTTTGTTATCCGTTGACCAGCGTGTCGACGCCGGCGTCGGCGGCCTGCGTCGGCTCCTGCTCGGCGATCTGCAGGTTCGCGATCGCGGTGAGCAGCTGCGTGGTGCGCACCGCGACCGAG